AATGTAGACAAGCCACAATGGGGCGGTACTGCTTCTATTGGGTTTGACTCTTCATTCCCTGTTGAGGGATATTATGATGCTAACAAATCGGGGGCAGTTTATGGTTGTGTACTTATGCCTACTACCGCTACTTATAACAATAAGATGGTGAGGACTATTCGAGGGGCAAGTTGGAATGTTTTTAATAACACATGGAGATTTAACAGTACTGGTGATTTAGTAACAATAAGTGGTATTGTTTATGAAATTTTTAGATTAAGTAAACCGCCAAGTGACATATTATCGCCAAGCCCTTATTTAAAAGTAGACGGGTATCGCTTAATTGGGGCGACATTTCCTATTAATAATGTCGGTGATTGGGATTATATCGGAGAATACGATGGGCTAAGTCAAGTTGCCGCAGGTTCACTTAGTCATCTCGTACCTTATGCCACAGGTAGTAATATCTATACTTACATAAATTCTCATTTTGATGATAAAGCAGTATATGATTGGTTACGCAATTTGACAACGGCTAAATATGCGAGAATGTGGAATAGGTCAGCGACCAATACCACCTATACTACATTTATTTCAGTTGGGGATTATTTATCAACGGCGCAACCATTAACGAATCTTAGAACTATGACTAATATTGTAGGAGGTAGTACGGTTTTAACTTTACCCGCTACAAACTTTTTCCAAAACAACCATGCACAGGGCGCAGTTGTTAATATATTAGATATAGACGATGATTACAAACATATGTATGTGTTATGGAGTGATATGAGAAATGATGGTAATGCTAATGCTTATGGTGGATTTAAAAAAGAAGAGTTTGGTTTGCTTAAACCTACTGGTGAAAATTATTCAGTAGGTTTAGTTTTTGCTGATAACAATACATCTAATCAAGAAGAAAGACAAGAGTTTGTAGATTTAGCGATAGGTCAAGATATTGATATATGGGAGTTAGGTTCAACAGACCCTTTGACTGGCGGCAAATGGAGTGCGCTTGCTACGCTTGGTTCAAATACTGAGTCTAATTCTAAATACCATAATTGGGAGGATAAAACAGGTTCATTTTTATTAATAGATACATCTAAATTCTTTAACTTAAATACTCATTCTAATGGCGGTCAAAGCGGCCAACTTTCAGCAGGTCGTAAGGAAATAGGAGATTTTATTACAGAAACAGAAGGTTTCCCTATTTTATTAGATAATTACTGGCAACGAGCCACGACTACTCCCGACAATATATTGGATTTTAGAGCATGGGCTAATAATTATTTCTTGTTTAATAATCAACCTGCTAATTTAAGAGAAGGTATTAAACAAGGGGATAGAATGATACAGTTAAATGAAAGTACTATTGATATTTTCGGTGCATATAAGTATAACCCGACTACAATTCAACTAATAAGTGAAGCAAAAGGAAAAATTTTCCATGCTAATGTATATCAAAAACTTGGGAATACGACTGGCGTAGCAGTTAGCCAAACAACCGCCGGAGAAATAATTTTAACTAATACTGGTGATGATTTCTTTTACACAAGAGAGGGGCATTGGATAACGATAAGTGGTTCTACTACTACTCCTTCTATTGATGGCGAGTATCAAATAGTAAATGCTACCAAAACCACAACGGCCATTACTGCTACTATCCGTCTTAATGATTCTACTACAACGATAGCAGGTGCGGGAACTTGTACTGTCGGCTTAGACCATTCTTATGCCATATTTAGTTTGAGAGATTTAGGAGTACCTACTCCCGATACTACTACAAGTGGAGTTTGGAACGGTGCTTCTTATGACGGAATAGGGATTACTTCTACATATTTAAGCGGGGCAACTTTGACTGTCACCCCGACAGGTGGCGGTGCTAATACTTTTACATTATCATCTACTAATTGGATTGATTATGGATTTAAAGAGGGTATGAAAATTAGCGGTGATTCTCCAAATAGCGTTAATAATGGAACTATGACTATATTAACATTAAATAATACTGTTATGACTGTCGATAAAACATTAACTACTGAGAGTGCTACGAACAACTGGAGTTTCTATTCTTCAAATTATGATACTAACTCCGCCGAATGGTTGATAAACAATCAAACACAATCATTTTCAGCAACTTATCCGGCCTTTACTGATAGAAACCCAATAACAGGTATAGTAAGAGGTAATTTAATAGGCGGTAATATAGGTGGGTCGGAATTAACAATTGATATTGACCCCGATAATACGGACAATTATAGTGATATATTAGTTTATCAAAATGCTTCATCAATATACCCTATGCGTTTGATGATGCAAATGCAAGGTTATGTCAAAAATAAAGCAAGCCTAACATATTTTGAGCATGACAAATTCCGCTTGGCATATTTAGATTCTTTAACTAAAAATTGGTTTAATCAGTCTTCTCTATTTGGTATATTTGACTTATCAAGTATACCATTGACAAGTAAAATGAATATCCCACAAACAAGCGCAATAGGAAGCCGAAGGGGTGGTTATATTACTGCTATGAGTGGTACTGGTTCGGCTAATACTCTTACATCAAACGGTCATGGTTTACAAGTAGGAGATATTGTTGATATAATAGACAATGTAGAAGTAGGAGGAACTGGAACTGCTTTGGGATTATCTACATCCTCCGAACCATATACTACTTCTTACACCGTAACTGCAAGAACTACTAATACATTTACAATAGCAAGTACTAACACAGAATATACACCTACTCGTTTAGGTATGTGGAGAATTAAAACGGCAATTGACGACTACGGTAGTGTCAATGATTGTAGAAATACAAGTCTTGCTAATATTTATTCACAAGTACAACAGGCAAGTGGGTTAGGAGAACAAGGAGTTAGGTCTGTAATGTCATGGTTTATGGATAGGGATTCTAAACCTGCTTTTAGACCAACATACAGTAATGGGTTTGTGTTCAATCAAAATAACTTGAGGGTATCTAACCTATCAACTCAAAATAACACACAAGTTAGTAATGTTAGAATATTTTATGCAGGTGACGGGTCATTTGTAGATTACCCACAAGCGTCTTTAGGTGCTAAACCAAGATGGCAAATAATACAAGAGCCAACGATAAGTTCTCAAGAAGAGGCTTTAGCGGTAGCAAAGCAAGAATACGAAAAACAAAGACAAGCCCCGTTATCTATCAATTGCGAAATAACTAAACTAAGTGATAATCACGATTTCTACGGTACAAATGACAGAATGCTATACAATGGTCGTTATGGTTATATTGCCGATACCTCAAGGACAATTTTAGGTTATTGGCAATCAAGTTTCCCAACCGCAGTTTCGGATAAAAATGCCATTTGGACAAGTTTAAGAGGCGGTAATTTACATACAGGAATACAAAACGCTTTAGATGCGCCTTACACAGAACTCAATTCACAGACAAGTGGTTATCAAGGTAGCGGAATACCATCTACTACTACCTCTACACCTGCTACTGAAAATTATTTTTGGTATGGTGCTAATTCTGTTTCTTATGCAGTACAAGTCGTACACATCCCACACGGTATGCCTAAGACAAGCGAAGGTACACCATCAACGGGTACTTCGGGTGGAGTAGCGTATACTACTACTAAAGGTGATGGACACCTAAGAGTAGTTATTGATATAGCCCCCGAAACTGATACTCAAGGTCTTAGTCACGGTACTGATGAAAATGTTGGTAATTATGTCTTTAGAGTATTTTTAGTTGATTATAACTTTGTGGCGCAAACTACCCATCTAAAAGGAACTGGCGTATATGCCGGAGTAGGTAGTGCATGGTCGGCTACCCAAACTTATGTAGATGTAGATTCCAACGGTCTTTATCAAATAGCAATTCCGAGTGGTTATTGGACTGATGCTACCGGCGATGAAAGAATAGTAATATCAGTTAATTACGATTACTTGTCTTCATTAGTGAAACTACGGTGTGGTTGGACTGGCTCACTTCCGAAAAGTAGAAATGCTCACGATTGGCTATGTCAAAGCGGTACAGGAGGAATAGCATACGGTTATACTGATAACACATCTTCCATATTCCCGTTAGGAGTTAGAAAGTGGAGTAGTATTGGTACTGGTGCTGATGAGCGTTGGATAGGGTATTGGTGGAGGGCTGAATGGTATGCCCCAAGATTACATATCGTTGATGATTTGAATTTTGTTCCGGCATCTTCATTGAAATATACAGATTCTCGACTTGAGTTAAGTAATGAAGTTATGAGTATAAAAGAAGTTAATTGGAATATTAACGAAAGACAAACAGAAAAAGTCAATTTAAAACTTGAGCGTGATGTATCAAGGGCGGCTGAAACCTTTGCCTCTTACATAGTACCTAAAGTTAATTTTGGCGCAAAACAAAGAAAGGGGTCTACTGCTAAGAAAGGTGGTGGTTTCAATAACAATGATAAAAATAAAAGTAAGGAGGGTAGTAATCAAGGTAATTCTAAAGGTGGCGCATGGGCGGCTAAATACGGTGATGAAAACCCTAACTCTAAGAAAACTGGTGACTTACAACCTATTCTAAATCCCGACAGATTGAATACACCCGATGGTTCTACTTCCGCTACCAACAGTAATAGAGTATTAGGGTCTTCGGCACTATCAAATAATGTAAATAATAGAATCAAAGGTACTATGGACTTCAAAAATAGTAGCGTAGTAGGTGATAGTTTTAGTGTCTTAGGACAAAGGAAACCTACTGCCGCCCCTCGTGACCCACACGCACACCAAAGTATAGATTCTTTTATTATCCCCGAAGGAGGCAACGCAGTAATGGCATCTAATGGTTTCTCATTGGCGGGTACTGGTGAAGGTTTGCTTGCTTATGCTTCTATGAAAATACATCTTAGAATACCTGCTAATTCGGTAAGCAACGACATTAGAATATTTGGTAAAGGTCTTATTAAATCAAGAATCAGTACACAAAAAGCAGTAGTATATGTAACTGCTACTTGTCTTGAAACTGGGGCTTCTTTAACTAATACTGTTAATATTCCAGTCAGTAATGATGAACAAAATATTGTTTTCTTGACTGGAACTTTGTTTGGTGCTAATGTAGCGGGTAATACAGTTCAAGTTGTGTTTGAGCGTGAAGCAGGTCAAGGTGACGATGATGCGGCGAGAAGCGCATTGTCAATATCTAATATACAAATAGCAAATGATACAAAATCAGTTAGTGGTTCAAAGAAATCAAACGAGTTCTCATACCGTCTTTGATTCGGGTTGGTCGGGATAGCGTTCTCGTAAGAACAAGATAGCCTTTGCTCTCGTTCTTCCTATACCTTCGGTATTCATCAATTGTCTTTGACTTGTCCTCGCTCTCAGTATGCGTGGTAGCGAGCCAAATTCTGTAAGTAAGTCATGCGCCGCCCGTTCCGATACACCTTCTATTGACGCAAGAGCCGCTACTCTTGGGTCTACCTTACGGTTGCTCTTTCTTGCTATCTCTTTAGGCTCGGCTATCTTCATGTTTCTAACTCTTAGGTTATGGTGCATACTTGATACCCAATCTACAAATTCATCCATAGTCGATAGTTCCATGTATTGAATATTGGGAAACTGGATAAATAGATTTTGCTTGAACTTTTTTATGACCGCTTGCATCTTTCTCATCTCACGAGCAATTGCTACACGATTACCGCCTCTAACATACGGCTTGAGTTTAGTATTGTAGACTACAAGCATAGGTCGCTCAAAGTTTTTATTGAGGTCATACAATTGTCCTACTATTGTTCTACTGCGACCATGACCCATGATTGAATGATACAAGTCATTTATTTCTTTGGCTTCAATCCCAATCTCTCCGATAATATAATCGGCTGAAACTAATCTCTTTACCTTGACATGACCGCCTTCATCATGCTTACCCATAGCGACATAAAATTTGTGTTTAAGAAGGTCGTTTTCTCTATCATCCATGATGAGCATTGTATATGCTACGGTTCAACTCTCTAAAAGGTTCATTCTATATTGTCGGGTATTTCGACTGTGCCATCGTATCTCCAACACTTACTCGCACACATACCTCTCGCTACAAACCAAGCACATGAAGGAACTCTTTTGTAGTTTAGATTTGTTCTTATCCCCTTACGAGATATTGTAGGATTCCAATTCTTCCAATGCAAACTCTTGATGTACTCGAATATCTCATCCTCAATCTTATTCTTCTGTTCGGGTGATAATGAGCGAGGGTCGGCGTAATCTCTAAGCATATCAGCCATGTGTTGTACGAGTGCTACACGGACATGGTGATTAGGGGCTTCTTGATGCACTCCACGAGCCAAACAAGGCATCAAAGGTACTGACCCCGCACTAAGGGTATTCTCGTCTAATACAACGCTCTCAGCGAAGGAATAATCTTCGGCCTCCGGCGCATACTTTTCAGCCCAAGATACAAAATCAAACGGTTTTAATTGTGGATTAGTCTTACCAAACGGATGAAAGATACTATCAATAGCCTTTGGCATCTTAGGTATGGGGAAATTAGCAGGGTCAGCAATAAACTCTTCGGCCTTGATAACTACGCACCAACGACCACGCTTAGGATTGTATGTGTTAGGTATGCGTGTCATTTTTTCGGGGAAACCTACGCCGTCAAGAGTAACAAGACCCTTTGCTTTACGACGCTGATAATGTTCTAACGGTAGTCTGTATTCATGTCCGACGACAGAATCCTTGAAGAGTTGGTGTACATGAAAACCCCTGCCAGTAGCCACGATGCGTATATCTCCCTCAAGTCGCTCGATGAGTTTAGCCACATCTTGCTTGACCTGTTCGATTCCGCCTCGCTCTCCCGCATCAAAATCCCACCATGCCCTATCTATTACTGCTGATGTGTAATCCGGCTTTCCCTCTTTTATTCTTTGAAAAGAATATAGACTTGTGTAACATGAAGTTTTATCTCTCATTCTTTTTAGAAAGTGGGAGTATTGATTACGACCCTCGACAATTGCTCTTTTTAAGCCTAATTCTCTTGGGAAAGTCAATAACTCCGTCGGAGTCATAGACCGCCTCTCCATTTATGCCCGCACTCTTTACAAGTGTGTACGACTAACATCTTTTCTTCTCCGCCTACCTGCCCTGTGACAAGCATCATAGCATCTGTTTCATACTCTTTACTTCCGCATTCTACGCATTCCATATTTACCACTCTACCTCGCCTGTATATAATACCGTAGGGTCTTCATCTATTCCCATCATTTGACTTTCGCATGACATATTAAATTCGCACCATTCAGTACAGAAGTAATCGTTCCACTTCATATCCCACAGGGCATCACTTATACCCTCACAGGTGGCGTTTAAAGATTTGTGCATAGCACTAACTGACCTTTTAGATACCTTCTCCAGTACTGCCATACCTTGCGTATCACCAAGCCATACTTCGACATTTTTCTTACCGTCTAAATCGTGGAACAGTTTAGTGTTAGTACATTCGGGGAATAAGTAGTAGAAATATACTGCACCTTCCCAACCAAGCAACTCAAGCATATACATATAATAACACAATTCCTTGCGAGTCTTAGATAATTTAGTAGGCGTGGCCTTACCAGTCTTTAATTCAGTAATCACAAGCCCGCCATCGGGATGTCTATGTACGCCGTCAATCTTACCTACTAAGATGAAGTTATGTTCGGGGTGCTTTACTGTATGTTTGATTTCAAACTCAACAGGTGCGAAATCTTCTTTGCCCCACTTATCTAAGCGTATTTGTTCTAACTGAGCCATAGCCTCGACAGAATCTAAGTATGTCTTTTGTTGGTCTTTGTTCCAATCTAAATGAGGTTCATGTACTGTGTTTTCTTCCCAGTCAATATCCATCAAATCCCTTAAAGATTCGGTGCTATCCTCCGACCATCTACCGTATAGATTCTCTAACGCTCGATGAACTCCAAGCCCATGCCTCATGTAATGATTTTGTGGCGAGCGTATCTCAGCAATATTACTCCACCAATACTTACGAGGACAACTTAGATAAGTCATAAACGCCGATTTAGATAACCTAACCGGCGCACTTAGAAGATTAGCCTTTATTGGGTTGGAATGCCCATGCTCGTCGGCATGAAGTTCAAACCATTCTTTAGAGTATTTACTCGGACTTTGATTTAACATCCTTCTTCGCCTCTACTTTCTTAGGCTTCTCAGCCTTTTTTGCAGGGGCGGGTGCAGGTGCTTTGTCAGCACCGATTAAAGCATATCTATCAAGACCTAATGCCTTAGCAGTATGCCTGTTATCTACGGTATCATCCATAGCGACATACACATCTCTCATGCCGTGTTCTTTGATAGCCGCCTTGACTATCTTTTCATCCATACTTGACAATACTATTCTCGCCATATCTAAATCCACGCCCCGTTTGTTTAATAATCATTCTTCTTCTACCAAAGATTTGACAAGTTCAATATCCTCATCTGTGATTTCAGCCTTACATTTAGGACAATGTGTAGGTCTAATCACACCATCTAATTTAGGATGGCTCAACTCTTCACCACACGCAGGGCATTTGAAATGCTCTAACAAACCTTGATGCTCTAACAAACCTGCTAAAACACCCATAATCTGTTGAATATCGTTTGCGACAAGCGTACTCATGTGATTCATGGCTTGTCCTAAATTTTCAACTGCTATTGTCAATTCTTTGGTTGTCATTTTTCTCTTGTTTTGCGACATATTTATCCCTTATCCTCGCCACTACTTAAAGCCATTGGACATTACCAAGTCCACGATGAGCATTCCACAGGGGAGTAGTGTTCCACCCAACAAGGTCATAGATACTACAAGCCTTATTGACAATATAGCGTTCTGTCATTTCCGACCAATCAATCTCAGCACCCTTCGGTAACTGCTCAATCTTATCAAAGGCCATATACTGACCGTGTTTGTTGATTGCAGTTAAGAAACTATCATCCACCTTGTAGTCAATGCCTAAGTTATTCTTAGCCCAAACTACACCGGCTACTGCCCCGCCTATGGTCTTGTATTGGCTCAACTGTTTCTTTAGTTTACCTACCATCAGCAAGTCTTCGCCCATCTCACCATTGATACCCTTAGTAATCAGTTGTGATAACTGTTCATCTACTTCGGATTGCGGTCTACCATCGAGAATACCCCTCAATGTCTCATCCATAGCCTCTTTCATAGCCTTTGGCATACGAGCCTGTTTAAGTTCTAAGCCCTTGTAATAATACTCCGGTTCATGGTAATTACCATCAGTCCATGTGACTTTACCGGCATAGCGATTCTTACGCTTAAGTATCATAGTCTCACACCACTTCTCGAACTCCGTCTCTATCGGGTACATAGCCTCATTAATCTTCTCAACTAACTTTAATCCTTCTTCGGGAGTGGGTACTTCACAGAAGATTGAATCTGTATGTCCGTATCTTACAGGATAACCTCTCTCGTTACACTCGTCACGGAGGCGGAATAGCGTCTGTCTACTTGTAAATGTGATAGCCGATGCTATATCGGGGTGGTACATACCATACTTAGAATCACCACAGATACCGTATAGGGATGCAACCATAGATTTCGTAGCAAACTGGGCTGAATCCCACTTCTTGTAGGCTATCATATCCCCTGCTTCCTTAGCCTCTTTCATTAGTTTCTTGTACTCTTTACGCTTTACAGATAATTTATCCATGCTTCTACCAAGCAAGCCCACACTATCCTTAGTAAATTTGATACCGTTGCCACAGTCAATGCCTCCATCGGATAGACTATCCCATGAGATATTGTGTAGTTTTACATTACTATGGTACATCTGTTTAATATCCATGATTGCCATATTGTAATACAAATCCGGTTCGGGTTCTTGTACATCAGCACCCTCATAATCCACCTTTGCGAATTGAGGACTGTCGGGTATTCTTCTATCAAACTTTTCATCCTGTACAAACATATTAGATGCACACAAAGTAATCAATGGGGTAGTACCAATCTCACATTGTATCTCATGTTGTAGAGAAGTAAAGAATCCCAATACATTAACGGCATCATCCAGTCTTGGTAGTAATCTAACATCCTGTCGGTTGTAGTCGAGATAAGTTGCTACATCAGTATAGTAAGTATCGTGTCCATCGGGCAACTCTACTTTCTTTTCTTGTAGAACTTGCCATGCTATATCATCTAACTTTTGGCTTGCCAGTTGTCCGTTCTTGATAGTCCACAACTTCTTGAACCCGACCATCAAATCAAAACATATTCGCCCAACAATAGGTTGCGACCAATGCTTATCCGACCAGTTGTACTTGAAGTCATGTTTGTTGTGAGGACTTAGCATCTTTGGGTCAAGACCTACTGCCCTCATTCTCTTACAGATTTGGAATATATCAGCGTCTACTACATACCAACCCGCTATAATATCGGGGTCATGCTTCGCCATATATCGTGCGAAGTCAGCCAGTAATTGACGCTCATTAGCAAATGTTTTTGCAGGTGGATTCAATTCTATTTGTCCTAATCCTTCGGGATGATTCTTACAATCCATCGACGCATAGTTACCTGCTACCAATTCATCATGCAAAACCCATGAGTACATCTTTTCGGTGTAATTATCATACACCGATAACATCGTTATCTCGCCGGACTGTTGCTTCCATTCACCGTCAAGATACCAAACTCTATGACGATAGTTAGGATAAGGTTCTTTACCATCCGCTAATCTCTTATTGAGTAGTTGATTGGGGAAGGAGATATTTGATTCCCATGTGTTAGCGTGTTTACTCCACAGGCGACGGTCATACTCATTCCTAAAGTAAACTTTAGTCAGTTTAGTACCATACAATCCTTTGTAACCTTCTTCCATTCTAACTAACCCATATGAATCACCGACTTTATCGGTGAAACAGTAAGGGTAGCCTTCCAGTACCTCTTCTATACGCTCTAAGGTTTCGGGGTCACGCCTTCTAATGGTGACCTTTCTACCTCCGGTTTGACTAACTATCATGCTTAAGAGTTATCAACGGCACTATATCAAGCCTTTGGCTGATAGCCTCTCGGTCTTGTTTCTATACCGTGTCTCCTTAGCCAGTTCTGTATAGCCATAGGGGTAACGGAACACATATCAGCGATTGATGCCATAGACATTCCTTTGTTGATGTAGTGTTCTTTCAACCAATGAGGGTCTTGATACAACCTATCTTTGGTTTTCAAACAACAGTCGATATGAAGGTCAGTACCCTCTATTTCGAGCCTGTATGCTACCCCTAATTCTAAATCTATTCTCTTTCCGTTTATTTCTACTATTCTGTTCATTTAATCACCTTATACATTCTTACTCTTTGCTTGCCAATCTTACCGTATTTCATTTCGGCTTTACCCAATCCGACTATCGCTCTCATCAACATACCTACTCTTTGGTTTGTTATGTTCATAGAGGACATACCTCTTGAGTCATGCTCAAGCAAGAGATGTTTTATTTCTTCGTTGTAATACCATTTATCTTCATCCATGTCGTACATCACAACCAATGCCATCATGTAACGCATACGCTTACGATTTTTACTTTTACGCACAACCCAGTTATTGTATACTGGGTCTTCCATCATATCGCTAACCTGTATTCTTGAGAATCCCTTGATACTATCGTACTGTCCGAGTTTATACCCATTCTCACTACCACCACGAGGCATCACAATACCCCCGCTTGGAATACCCAATCTCCATTGTCAAAGGTCATTATCAATCTAATACCTTGACCTTCGGGTACAAAATTCAAGAAGGACAATTTAACATCGCCGGAGTAATGCTTTAGGATATGCTCAAGTCCACCCTCAAAGGT